ATGAGGGGTGAGAGGCTCTTTTATATACTGAGGTGTTGTTATGAGTAAAATATGTGGAATTTATAAAATCGAAAATAAGATAACTGGTAGGACTTATATTGGTAGATCTATTGACATTATTAAAAGGTGGTCATGGCATAAGTCAGTTTTAAAGAGTGGCAAGCACAATGTTATCGAATTACAGGAAGATTACAATAAGCATGGCAATGATATTTATATATATAAAATTATTGAAGAATGCGATTTTTATAAGTTGAGGGAACGTGAACAATACTGGCTGGATAGGACTGATAATTTATATAATGAGCGTTTGGTTGCTGAACAGTTAATATGTAAAACGGAAGAACAAAAGAAAATATCTTATATTAGTAGAAGCAAAGCTCAAAGTGGAGTGAACAATCCAAGAGCAAGGTTAACAATGGAAGATATTGCTAAAATAGTAGAGTTGTATGAGTTAGGATATAAACAGATAGAAATTGCTAAAATGTTTTTTGTGCAAAGTCCGGCAATAAGTAAGATTGTTAATGGGGTTAGGTGGAATAAATTAGGAGGGATATAAAATTATAGAAACTAAAGAAAGTAATAAATATCCTTGTTATGTTTATAGGGTTGTAAAGGAAGGCGAAAAGCCTGATAAATATATAAGTGGAATTGGCTATGTCTTTGATAGGATTGAGAAAGTGCCGGAAAGAAAGAATGTTATGTGGAGGTAGGTTAAATGAAGAATTTAGATAAAGAAAAAGATTATGATAAAAAAAATAACTGGAAAGAATTACAAAATCATTGGGAAATGTATAGGGATAGGGTTCGGGATAAGGTAGTTAAAAAAGTTGAATGTGATAATAAATCGGAAATTAAGTAAAAAATATTTTTAGGAGGATTTAGAATGATAGGTTATGCTTATAGGAATAAAAATAATGTATTAAATATTGTTAAGGATTATAAAACTGCAAAGGAATTTGCTTTTAGTAATATAATTGAGATTAATTTTGAAAATTATCTTTTATTAAATAAAATTAAGTGTGATCATACTGGTAATTATTATCAGCCTGGATTTTTACAAGTAGATGACAAAATTATAATTGATTATGGCGATGGAAAAACTTATATTAATGGAAATGAAGAAAATGGAATTAAGTTGGAAGACTATAAGAAAATTGATATTGATTTTTATAACAAAGTTAAAAATATTTTAGAAGGATGTCCAATTATATTAATTAATACAAAAAGAATTAATATTATAAATGATTTAGGTGAATTAATTAAAAAACATAGAACATTTTTAAATTCTATAGAAAGTTATATAGATAATGATAATAATAGAGATTATATTACCTTTTTTAATGATTATTGGTGTAATAAAATATGGGATATATATTATGATTTTGGAAAAATTATTAATAAATATGATAAAAAAGAGTTATTTATAGATTAAAACTGTGCTATGAATAATAGAATTAATATTATTTTCAAAAGATAAACTTGCTATATGGGAAAGAAAGAAGGTGTCTAGGTGAATAAAAAAAACACTGAAAAATCAGTTGGAGGAAGACCAAAATTACCTTTTGATATTGAACAATTTGAAGAATTATGTAAAATTCAATGTCTTGAAGAAGAAATTGCAGCAGTAATGAAAATGAGTGTAGATACATTGGATAGAAATTGTAAGTCAATATATAATAAATGTTTTGCGGACGTATTCGCAGAAAAAAGGAAAGACGGTAAATCAAGTCTTAGACGAAAACAATATCTTAAAGCTATAAATGGTGATACTACAATGCTTATATGGTTAGGTAAGAATATGCTAGATCAAAAAGACCGTCAGGAAATAGATCAGACAATACATACTCCAGATGTAATTATTAAAATAGGGGAAAAACCTGATGCTGAAGAATAAATAATTATGTTTTTATCAGATTCGAATTATTCAAATCTGCTTCTTTTTAACGTGGGGCAATAAAACCAAGCTTTTATGATACTGATTTCCGATAATATGTAATTCTCGGAAAAAATTAAAACGGAGAAAATACCATATGAATGTAATAATATACATATATTAATACATTGGATAAAACGCTGTAATCCTTATGACTGTAGGCATTGAAATAAATTTAAAAGTTACCGTCTTACATATTGCTTTTGAATGTAATGTAATGATATAATACGTTTAAAACATTACATACAATGAGGTGGTAAAAATGACGGTTGAACCAATTAGAGATAAAAAATTAGTTAATAAAATACAAATGTATTTAAAGGGAAAATCCCTTAGAGATTGGCTAATGTTTAATGTTGGTGTTAATACTGGACTAAGGATCAGTGACATTCTCCGCTTAAAAGTGTCTGATATAAAAACCGATAAAAATAATTACCGGGAGCATGTAACTATAAAGGAAAAGAAAACTGGAAAGATTAAGAAATTCAAACTTAATAATGCTGTAAAAAAGTATATTGACGAATACTTAAAAAACAACAATCTTGGACATGACGAATATCTTTTTCAATCCAGGAAAGGCGAAAATAAACCGATAACAGGGGTTCAGGCATATAGGATACTTGAGGAAGCTGCAAAAGCATTAGGAATAGAAGATTTTGGCACTCACTCAATGCGTAAAACTTGGGGATATTGGACTTATAAAGCCAGCAAATACAATGTAGCTTTAATTATGGATACTTTTAATCATAGCTCTCAGGCAATAACCTTAAAATATATTGGGATCACACAGGATCAAAAAGACGAATTATATTCAATCGTAGAATTTTAATTAATTATTTACATATAGGATTTCAAATAAAGAGGTGGTGTTGTATAGCCAAGAAACAAAAACTGCCAAAAACTATTGAACTTGATTTTTCAAATATCAACGAGATAACAAATGATTTATATTATCCTTTATACTGGAATGAAAATAGATATCTTGTTCTATGGGGTGGAGGCAGCAGCGGAAAAAGTTATTTTATAGCTCAGAAAATAATATTCAGAATGCTAACAGAAAAACCTCACAGATTTTTAGTTGTAAGAAAAGTAGCAAAAACATTAAGAGAATCTTGTTTTGCTGAATTAAAGCGTGTTATTTATGATTGGGGTGTGGAGCAGCTATTTGATATTCCAGTTGGTGTATCAAGCGAATTATATATAAAGTGCAATATAAATAATAATGAAATTTTATTTGCCGGTTTGGATGACACGGAGAAACTAAAGTCAATTACAGGCATTACCAATATATGGATTGAAGAAGCGTCAGAGATAGAAGCTGAAGACTTTAGACAGCTTGACATTAGGATGAGGGGTAAGACAGTTTATTATAAACAATTTTTACTCTCATTTAACCCTACATATATTACCCACTGGTTAAAAAACGAATTTTTTAATGAAAAGAAACTTAAAGCAAATTGTAAGACTGTTCACAGCACATATGGAGATAACAAATTTTTAGACGATCAGGCAATTGAAGTCTTAGAGAGTTTTAAAGAGGTTGATCCATATTACTACATGGTTTACTGTTTGGGTCAATGGGGTGTTGTTGGTAAGACAATATTTGATGCTCAAAAAGTCACTGAACGTTTAGTATATTTAAAAGATAAGAAACCCTTGAAAGAGGGTTATTTTTATTATGATTACGTCAATGAAAAGATTATAGATACTTCTATTAAATGGGTAGATGAACCAAATGGTTTTATCAAAATATATGAGGACATAAAACCAGGATACCCCTATGTTCTTGGTGGTGATACCGCTGGAGAAGGATCGGACAATTTCACCGGACAGATAATTGACAACACCAATGGAAAACAGGTTGCTACTTTAAAGCACCAATTTGATGAGGATTTATATACAAAACAAATATATTGTCTTGGTAAATATTATAATTCTGCTCTCATTGGTCTGGAAACTAACTTCAGTACATATCCAACAAAAGAACTTTCCAGACTTGGTTATAACAATTTATATGTCCGAGAATCAGAAGATACATTCACAGGAAATATTAAAAAGTCTTATGGTTTTCAGACAAATAAAACAACAAGACCAATTATTATTTCTAATTTAGTTCAAATAGTCAGAGAAAATATTAAGTTAGTTAATGATAGTCAAACATTAGAAGAAATGTTAACTTTTGTTAGAAATGAAAATAGTAAACCTGAAGCACAAAAAGGTAAACATGACGATCTTATTCTAGCATTAGCAATAACCTATTATATAAGAGGGCAACAAAGAATGACTATTTTTGAGCAGGTCTTAGCATTTCCTAAAAACAAAAAAATTCCTAAAGATTTAATAGATGATTATTACAATGCACCTCAAGAAGAAAGATCAAGATTATTAAGGAAATGGGGATTAGCATGAATCAAATTAAACAATATTTAAATAAAGAAAACCTAGAATTATCAGTTAGTAATATTCATTTATTAGCAGACAAAGGTTATGTTATATATCATATATTGACTAAAGATAAAACATTTAAAGGTATATATTCATCAGAATTTCCTTCAAGTGATTGTTGTGATGTAACTATTCAAAATGCTGTTGTAGTTTCAGAGACAGTAAATTATAGTAATTATGTTTCAATACTAAAAGAAAACCTTTTGTTATGGTATCAAATAGAAATGGGTGATTAAATGTCTATACTAGACAGCGTAAAGAAGGTGGTGAAAAAACTGTCAGACAAAGAATATAGAGAACAAGAAACTGATAATGATATTCAACTTAAAAAGTGGAAAGATAAGTTAGAAGCAGCTAAAACTAATTGGGATACTACCACTATGGACGAGCGAGAAATGCTCTATAATGGTACTCATGATGTAGACGCAAATATAAATAACACCTCAACAAGTACCACAAGCACAGCAAATAGATTAAAAGCTAATAATGTCCATAATATTGTATATGAGTTTATCGAAGCTCAGATAGATACCTCAATACCTCAACCTACTGTAAGGAGTAAGCGTAGAGGTTTTGACGAGTTAGCAAATATGATTGAAAATAGTGCAAAAAATGATTTAGATGAAATGAATATAGAGCGTATTAACGATGAGAATGAACGCATAACTCCAGTACAAGGATATTCAATTTTTGAAGTATCTTGGGAACCTGATTTTAAACACCACCTTTACAGAGGTGAGATAAAAGTTGATAATAGACACCCAAAGACCCTAATCCCTCAACCTGGAATCTATAATATACAAAAAATGGATTACTTCTTCCTCTTATCTCCAATGACAAAAACACAAGTTAAACAACGGTTTAAAAAAGTAATATCTAGTTCAGACGGTGAACAATATCCAGAAATTAACTATTTTTACAGTGATCAATCTACAATAAATACTGAAAATGAAAGAGTTACAGTTATTACCGTCTATTTTAAAGACGAAGAAGATGGAGAATATGGAAGATTTGTTTGGTGTAACGAAACGGTTTTGGAAAATCTACCTAAATTTTATTATCGCAGGTTAGAACATTGTGTAAAATGTGGTGCTATCAAAGGTACTGAAGATGAATGTCAAGAAATGGTTGAAATGGTTGGTATGTCTGATTCTGATGGTGGAATTGTTCAAGTACCTTGTGGTAGTAAAAAGTTTAAAACAACCTTAGAAGAGAAAGAAATAATTGATGAGGTTAAAGCATTAGAAACAGGATTACCTGTAGGTGCAGAAATACCCTATTACTGTCCTACAAGATACCCTGTAATTATTAGGCGTAATGTCCCTGTTAACTTCCAGCTTGGAGGACAGTCAGACGTTGATATAATTAGAGATCAGGCAGATGCAATCAAAAAAGTTGTATCCAGACTTGAAGAAAAAATCATTCGTGGTGGCGGTATTATTAAGGCAGCAGATGATCATAGATTTGATCTTACCAACGAGCTATACCAAGTTATTAGAGGTAATCCGAGTCAATTAAATGCATTAGGTACAATGTCCTTTACGGATGACATCCAAAAAGAACTTGCGGTAGCATCATATATGTATAAAGCTGCTCAGGATACTCTCGGAATTACAAACTCATTTCAAGGTAAACAAGATTCTACTGCTGTTAGTGGTGTTGCTAAGCAGATCCAGGTACAGCAAGCATCCGGTAGAATGCAAAGTAAATTATCAAATAAATATAATGCCTTTAAAGAATTGTTTGAAATTATGTTTGAATTTAAGTTGGCATATTATGACGAGTTACGTCCCTATATGACTAAGGGAGCAATGGGACAGATAGACTATGGAGATTTTGACAAATACAAATTTATCCAGATGGACGCAGACGGTCAGTATTACTACAATACTGATTTTTTGTTTAGTTCTTCTGCCGGTGACGGATTCCCTAAAGATAAAATGTGGATTAGTCAACAAGCGTCGGAGGATTTTAAAAATAAAGCTATTGATAAAATTGGCTTATGGACTATCCGTGAATCTGTTAATTTCCCAAATGCTGCTGAAATGAAAAAAGCTGCAATAGAAGAAAAGCAATTAATGATGCAACAGCAAGCAATGCAAAATCAACAGAATCAACCAGATATTGATTCAGTCCTTGAACAATTATCACCGGAAGAACAACAAGCGTTTATGTCACAACCACCTGAAGTACAAGAACAGATAATAGCTGAAATGCAGGGAGGTACACCAAATGCTATGTAAAAAAAATTTATATTTAGGAGGATTATTATAATGGAATATTTGAAAATGGAATATTTGAAAGAAGTAGAAATTAATTTTAACGAAGAAACTAGAAATTTATCATTTAAAACACCTAATGGAGATTTAAATTTAGAACTATCAATAGATAATGCGATAAAATTTTCCGATTTAATAACTGAAATAATTACAGGTGAGTCATTTGTATTGAGAAGAAAAGTTAATCATAATCCTGGCGAACAATGGGAATTTTATATGGAAAAATATTTTAATAGACCTGAATATTGCAAGAAGTAATAATGAAGGTAATATTATAAATGCCTTACAAAGGCAAATTTAAGGTGGTAAGTAATGAACAAATGTGAAAACTGCATTCATTGTCCAGTGTGTTCAATAAAAGACAAATATAATGAATTTACTGATGGTTTGAAAATGTTTATGGATAATAAATATTTTAAGGTTAATCCTGAATGTAAGCACTTTGCAAACAAGATTCCGGTCAATTATTTTAATGACTTACAAGAATTGACGAGACAACAGCAAATATTAAATCCTCCAAATTGGTCTCCTGTTATTTATGGTAATACAATGCCTTTTTTGGGTGGAGGTACTTTAATTTAAAGTAATACTATTATATGTAATTATATAATTAGAGAACTAAAAAATAAATTTCACTTAATAAAAGTCCGTTTTATATGAAGCGGTCTTTTTATTTCTACAATAATTAAGGGAGGTGAATCTGTTGGCAAAAAAAGGATTTCCAAACAAATCAAATACAAATCGCCCTGGTGCAAATGTAGACCGTGACAATCCTAAACCAAAGGTTATTAAGGGTAACGATCTGCGTGTCAAAAGCGGCAAGTAATTAACAACTTAATATCTACCAAATTAGGCAGGTGTGGCATATCTGCTTTTTGTTTTGCCTGACTCCTGGAAAGACAGGTAAATT